AGCTTAGACGAGCATATACAGATACAGCTAGGCATGAAAGAGAACACTGTATCGCCATACATGCAGAAGTTATTTGATGAGGGCCATAAGCGTGAAGACATGGCAAGGATTGTATGCCGGCAAATGTTTAGTGCAGAACTAAGACCTATCGTGGCAACGGAGACTATAGCTGGTTTAGAGTTGCAGGCGTCTTTCGATGGATTAGACATCAAGCAGGGTTTTGTTTGGGAGCATAAGTTTACCAATAAGAAGTTTATGTTTGACGACATACCCGCTTTGTACTACTGGCAGTTAGAACATCAAATGCTAGTAGCAGATACTAACAATGCAACGCTGACCATTACTGACCGGGAAACACTAGAGCTAAGGCACTACAAGTACAACTCTGTACCAGAAAGAAGAAAGGCCTTGATTAAAGGCTGGAAAAACTACATAAAAGCTAGAGATAATTTTGAGCGTGAAGATAAGGATTGGCAGAAAGCTGCTAGTGACTATTTACACGCAAAAGATATGGCAGATGTGTGGGCTAAAAAGCTATCAGATACCAGCTCAGTGCTCAAAGTGCTGGCAGGCAAAAATAGCGCATCAGGATGCGGCGTGAAAGTTTCTGTTAAGCAGGAAAAGTTTAAGAAGCAAACACCGGCATCATTTATTAAAGAGAACGGCATCAAGTTGCAGCAGTTAGAGCTTGAGAAGCCATCATATAACTATCGTATAACGATAAATAAGGAAAAATAATGTTAAATAAGCAAATTTTAGTAGGCCGACTAGGTAATGATCCAGAAGCAAAAACATTTAACGATGGCGGCATGGTATGTAACGTATCAGTTGCGACAGATAACACTTGGCGCGATAAGAAGTCAGGTGAAATGAAGTCAATAACAACATGGCATCGGGTTGTGTTTAGAAACAAGCTGGCAGAAATCGTTACTAATAATCTAACAAAAGGCTCATTAGTTTACGTTGAAGGAAGAACAGACCACAGAAAATGGCAGGACAAAAATGGCGAAGAAAAGCTATCCGTTGAGATTGTGGCAAACGAGATGAGGATGCTAGGCAAGAAGGATGAACAGCAGAAACCAAAAGGTCAACCAGCTAGCAACGCAGGTAAAGACTTTCCCGGCGAAGATGTAGACGTCCCGTTCTAATGAAATACTATTTTTGCAGATGGTGTCTAAAGGATAAACCAGAAGTCGAGATACCCATCACAAAACGCATAGATGTAAATGGCAATGTACAAGGCATAAGGAAGTGCCTGTCTTGCAAGGAAAAGCATAAGAAAGCGAAAGCTAAATAGACCACCTACGAGCGTTACCTGTCTTGCTATCAAGATGGGTAAACGTTTCGTAACTGCCAACACCATACCTTCCGGTATATTTTTTATCTAAATATCTATAAACATCACTAGGCTCAACACCAACGATAACAAAGTCAATAGCTCTACCTTGTACGTGCTGTGACCGATTAGAGCCACCAACCTTGCTGTTGTGCTCTTTACATCTTATCCCGGAAGTTATTACTAGATGAACTTTTTTTACATCTAATACTTTTGCAAAATGATCGCACGTGTCTTGAACAGTCTTGATTGTTTCAGCATCAATAGTATCTGTGCCGCAGCCGCACTTACACTCAATCTCAGACCTTGATATATTCTTGCTTAAATCACCCATCACTTTTTCCAGTTAGCCAAACCTTTTAGACCAAACGATGCTGCTATTGCTGCCGCTAAAAAGCCTTTGTAATACTCAGGCATTGCGCTTAGAACGACAAAACCTTGTTGTATATATGGAACTAAACTAGGGATAAATGCGCCAATCATAGGAATCGAGAGTACAACAACGAACCATTCGTCCTTCCACGATGTCTTACTGCCTTCGGCCATCATTTTTTCCCAATTTTCTTCGGACTGCATGGCTTTGATTTTTACTTCCTGCTTGACCTTAGCTTCTTCTGCTTTACCTTGCATCCACGTGGTGGCTAGCTCACCAACAAGTGTTATTAGCTGTATCATAAAGTTTCCCCGTTAAAATACAAAGTTAAAAGAAACACCAAAGCTATAGCTTGCCTGTGTTGCGGCCAGATAAAAACTTACAGTCACTTGTCTGCCTTGCCATCCAACTTATCTTCAATGCGGTTAAGAGTTTCTCTAATATCTGACAACGCTATCTGAAAGTCGTCACGCCTAAGATATATATTAGGGATGTTTCTTTCTATCTGTTGAATGTCCAACCTTAATCTGCTGATAGCATCCCATACTGCTCTTAGATACCAGCCAACAAAAATAGATATAAGAGCAAAGGTTGCGTTAAATAAGTCTTGGAATTCCATAACTAAGCCTTGTAGAAAACAGCAAAGGAAGCGTTAATATCGCCAGCGTTATTGATTGTTAGACTGTCTTTACTTTCAATAGCTAAGACCTTGTGTTTATCTTTAGCTTCGCCATCCACAACCAAACCATCTTCAGCAATAAAGATACGCTTACCTTGTAGACCAGTAAGCTCAATACTTTCACCAACAGCTACATCATGAACTTCGCCTGTCCATTCAACGTCTAGGTCAGGGTCAGTGATACAGTAAAACTCAACAGCTTCTTGCGCTATTAATATACACTGCTCTGCTTCGTAGTCTTTAGGGTCTGAAAAGTTAAGGTCTTGGCATCGAGTAAATGTATTCTCATATTCACCATCAGCGCTAAAGCCTTTTAAAGAACCCTTAGTTAGCCAGTGAACACCACCAGAACTTGTAGGCATCGTAGGCGGGTTAAAGGTATCACCTTTCTTCTTTGCTATGCTTTTAACGATAGACACGTTATCAGCCTTATAAATAGGATTATGCGTCCAGCCAGCCATTAGATAGTTTCTCCTGATTCTGGAATGGATGGGACAGTCAGCTGACCAACCATTGCTTCAATCTCAGGTGAGATAACTTTATCTTTAGCTGCAAGGATATTGTTCCATTCAGACTGTGCCGCTGATGAAGCCAGCACTATTTGAGTGATAACTTGTTCAGCGTCATCTAAGTCAACGCCTAGCTGCTGAACAGTGTATGGGTTTAGGTTTAATGACTTATCCGCAGGTGTATAGGTTACACTAACGGCGTTATTTTTAAGGTTGTAGCCATTTACAACGTAAGTATATTTTATGTTCATTTAGTGTTTCCTATGAAAATGTAACTGTTCTAGTGCCTGTGCCATCCCAAGTTGAGGGCTGTACACCTGCCCAACCAAACACTGTTCTAGTGCCGGTTGTATTAGTCCAAACTGAGCGAGTAGCGTTTGAGGATAAAAGCGTCCCATAACCCTGAACATTCACTGATGTAAAGAAGTTTTGCGCCCTGTTTCCAGACAGCGAAATATAAAACCCCGGGGGAGGGGTATTGTTATACTTAACTGTAATCCTTGCTATAGCCCTTATTGTAGCTCCATCGTAAGTCGTTGGTGATACAGAGCCGTAGGCTGGACCAGCCCCTTGATTAGTTAGAGCGAACGCTGTGTGAAAACCATACCCTACGTGGTAAGCGCCAAACGAACCTGAACCCTCAGTCACCGTAATAGTAATACCAGACTGAGTGCCATAGAAGTCACTAACAGCAATCTCACCAGAAGTAGGAACTGCACCATTAGTCCCTGAAGTGCCTGAAGGTACATAAAGCCCACCAGCATAGTATTCTGAAAGACTAATAGGGTTACTGCCACCAAACTCAGTTTGAATGTCGGATAAATCTAAAGCACCAGAAGTAGGCAAAGCCATTACTTAACCCCTTTTAGCTCATCGATTTCTGCCTTTAACTCTTTAATTGCTTCAATCATTAAGCCCATCATATTGCCATAGGCTACGGTTAAAGTGCCGTCGTCAGTTTCGGTAACTGCTTCAGGTAAGACTGCTCGAACTTCTTGAGCGATAACACCTGTTTGTCTTGGCGTATCAATATCGGTACGGTCAAAGGTGTAACCATTTAGCAAGTCTACTTTAGATAAAGCATTAGCAATAGGCTCGATGTTATCTTTAATCCGTAAATCAGAGTAAGCTGTAACGTTACCTGTTGCTGTGACATTACCAGTTACAGAGATGCCTGATGATGTAACACGCATGCGTTCTGTTTCATTAGTACCAAATATTAGATCACGGCTTGCGCTATTGGTGTATAGATTTGCACCACTTGAATCTAGAGCAATAGCAAAGTTGTAACCATTACCATCAATCTCAAGATGCCCTGTGCCAGAAGCGTTCATGCTGATGTCAGTTTCGTCTTGAATTTCAAGCCTAGACGTAGGCGAACTCGTGTTAATGCCCAATTTGCCATCACTGGTTAGCCTCATTCTTTCACTCAAGGCTGTATCAGTTGTGGATGCTCTCATCGAAAAAGCTAACGCACCAATTGTCCTATCATTGCCGTTGGATAGTAAGCCTTTAATAGCAGCAAAACCGAGAGAGTTTGCTGCATCGCCTTGGGAGCTTGCGAATAAGATTGCCCCGCCTGAACCAGCAGAAGCGTTGTCGTCAGACACTCGCAGCATGCCACCACGAGCACCTGCGTCAGTAAGAGCTGCGGTGGCTTGACCCGAACCAAAAATGTGTTGTTGCGCTCTCGGACTGCTCGTACCAATACCTACATTACCACTACCATCTACAGTAATGTCATCGTGATTAGCTATGCCCAAGTTAGTAAGGGCAGATGATGCGCTGTCTAAGTCAGATAAGTTGTTAGATGCAATTAAAGCACCTGATAGTGAAGCGTAAGCTGCGACCCATGATGAGCCTTCCCATACCTTCATGACATCATTAGTAGTATTAAAATACAGTGCACCAGTTATAAGCGCGTCACCATCATTATCTAATGTAGGATCACTTGCCTTAGCACCTAAGTATCTATCATCAAAGTTATCGTAAGCTGTCTCTGCATTAGT